GCAATATTACCTGTAATAGGAGTGTCTATAGTTACTTTTAAGCTTTTATCAACTCTAGGGTTGTTTTGATCTACTTCCCCTACTTTTCTATAAGGATCAGTTTCAAATTTATTAATAACCTGACTACAAAAATCTTCTGACAATGATTGTTCTTTTACCCAAATTAACTCTTTAAACATTAACTACCTTCTTGCCTTAATTTCTACTACTGCTAGTTCTACTTCTTTTAAACGATGAAACACTTCTTTCATATCGTCATGCATATCATCTATTTTTGTTGACAGTAATTCTATTGCGGTTGTATTACGAACAAGATCATCTCTTGATTGTCTACCGCGATAAGAAACAGATCCTACAGAGACAAAGCAAGCTGTCATCAATGCCCCACCTACTGCTGCAATTACTTCAACCACTTTACGATTCCTCAATATATTAGTATTATGACAGAAAACAGCCATGACAGAACAAAAAAAGAAAAACGCATTCCAAAAGCTTAAGGATGGTTTGGATGATAAAGAAGAACAACTAGCTATCATCAGCCTTTTCGTGAGATTGGGCGTTGTGGTTTGGAGCGGATTTATCGTAACTTTAAACTACATAACAATACCTGGCTACAGTTCTGACCCCAAAGATATCACATTTCCGGCGAGTTTACTGACAGGAGCCCTGGCGACTTTTGGATTAGAAGGATCTAAAAAACGTAGTGATAAAGACCTTAAAGTTGCAGAAAACCAAGGTATGGTGCAGACTATAAGGGTAGAAACACCTATCAAAATTGAAGGTGCAGAAGTAATCGACCCTAAATCTAAAAAATGAAAAAATTTCTTCCGATATTGCTTTTGCTATCAACGCCAGTTTATGCAGATCTTTCGCATAGCATAACTAGCTCTACAAAGCTGACAGTAGGAGGTGCAAGTACTACTGCTGATCGTATAGGTTCTAGCTATTCTATTAGCGGTACAGGAGTTGATACAACTCATGGTACTGGAGATTCTGCTGTTACTAATGGTGTTGGAGCTTTAGCTATTTCTTCGGGAATTGGTACGCCTCCTAATGTTTCCGCAAGTCAAGATGTACCCGGCGCTAGTTTTAGTTTTAGTCAGTCATTTACCCAAGCGGATGTACTGCCAACAAGCGCAATAACAGTAGGTGCTGCTCCTAATTTTTCTGACGTAACTTCTATAGCTGGAGGAACAGCCGGAAGTCTTGCCGGAACAATTAGTTCTGCTGGGGCGGTTACACTAACGGCTGGAGGCCACAATACTGAGGCACTTGGCCAAGTAACGTCCACATTAATAGTGGATTAGTTAGAGCTATGTATAGGTTTATAATTCTGCTAAGTTTTTTTAGCGTTCCTGTATATGGTCAAAGTGTAATTCCTAATTTTAATCAGGGAGTTTTAACTCAGCGTAGTGAAACCAAAAGTACTGTCGTTGAAGATATAAAAAGTTTTGACATAAACAACGGATACCAGCTAACTGTTGGTGGGGAGAATGTAAAAAGCTCAACAGGTAATGTAGCTCCTGATGGATGGACAAAATTCAATACAACAATACAAGGAACAGGTACTACTTATGTATCACCTAATTTAGATAACAAGCCTACTTTTAGCATTGTCAACGAAGGAGAAAGCTTTCAATATTACGAAACGCTAGAAACGCCAGGTATTACAAATTACACCCATATAATGAGAACTACTCAAATAGAAAATGTTACAGATACAACCAGTACATTTAGTCAATGAAGAAATATTTATGTTTACTTCTTTTACTCAATAATCCTGTTTTAGCTAACTCTGTCAATACTACTTCAAATTCTAGTGGCTCAGTTGTAAATCAGGCGGTACAAGTAGTACCTTCTAGGAATTTTAGTTATCAAATGAATACTATTCAATGTCAAGGTGCTACCTTAAATATTTCTCCATTTGTCTCTACAACGTATGGATTTGCTACTCCATATGAAACGCATTTTGATAGACCTATATATAGTCGAAAAGATATAGAGGGTGATTTTGATGACGAGCAACATCCTATTGGAGATGGGGATGTAGATGCTGGACATAGAGGAGAGATCTTATATTTTGAAAAAGTGCGTACTGGCATGAAACAATCAAATGTTTCTATTAATGGAGGCATTACAGCTACTTTTAGTATTCCATTAGATCGAGAACCTATAAGACAATGTCGAGAGGCAATGAAAAAACAAAACGAATTATATGATGCATCATTAGCAGCAAAGCGTTTAAATTTTGAGATGAGCCGAGCAAAAACTTGTGTAGATAATTTTAGGAATGGAATTCGGTTTAAAGAAGGTACTCCAATGGCAAAATTATGCGAAGATGTAGAAATGATAGAAAATGTATCTCATACTCATAAAATCATAAAAAAAGACCCTTCAGATTGACCTGTAAGGGGCTTGTAAAAAAGCTTGCTTATATTTGTACCTTCTAAAAATGTAATTTTTAGCGGCAGACAAGTACGGTAAGACTTGTCTACCTAGACACCCTATTCTTCGCCAAGATAAATAAGGTTTTTTTATTCTAATTAATTTTACTCTTAAATGGTTTCTTCCCAGAAAATTTTGTTCCTTTTTTTCCAATAGCTTTTTTAATTTTAGTAACGACTTGTTTGGTGAGAGGTTTAAGTATTCTATTTAAGATTGGAGTTAAGGTTGCAGCAGTTGTTGCCACAATTGTTATTGCAAATGTTGTTGATACTGTATTAATACTTGGAAGATATTTTTCTACTGCTGTTGTTGGCTCATACTGCACGACACATTCTTTAGTTTCTTCTATATATTTAAACCCAACAACTTTTTCAGTACCTTTTGCATTTAGATCACCAATTCTAGGATTATTTTTTTTTGGATCAGGACAAGGTGGGTTTTCTGGAGGTAATTTTGGAACTTCTGGTTGTTCTATATCAGTATCAGTAGGCTCTGTATTTGTTGGAGTTTTTGCATCTTCTACAAGTAATATCTTTTTCGTGTCATATTGCAAAGGTACATAAGATGGAAGAGGACAAACTAATCTATTACCATTTGTATCATTTACAAATAACTTACTATTTTTTGTACCATCATTTCTAATCGTTACGCATGGCATTGTTAATGCTGGTGGTAATATTTTTGTTATATGTTGTGTGTTTGGTAAAGATTGTTCTACAGGTATGTTTATTACAGGAATGCGAGGTATTGCTGTAATTGGAATTGTATTAATCGTAGGCATATTTAGGCTTATAAACTTCTACATAAGAATGACATTTAGGACAAGATAAATTTGTAACCATTGAATATTCTTCTGCAAGAACAGGCTGAAAATCTTGATCTATATCGGCATCAGCACCCCAGATTAATTCTGTTTTACAATGCCAACAGTTCATTAAAACTTAGGAAGTTTAGTTGTTGGTAATGATGGCCCTGTCATTGATGGAAGATTTTTATCAAGAACTTTAGGCATCATATCGCCAACGCTCCCAAGAACTTTATCTAATAATTTCTGTTGAAATTTTTGTGAGGTAACGGTTCTGTATGTAAAGAAACCTGTGCCTATAATTCCCAAAGTAAGAATCGCAGTTAAAATAGTTAAACCGTCAAGAATTTTTCTCATGATTAAAGAAGCATTAATTAAAGCAACCGTACCAATAACATTTATGGTGCTTTTTTTAATTATAGGATTAGCACCGCTTTATGTCATGTATGGCATTATTGACAGGAATATTCCAGTTAAGACTCGGTAGCTGGTTCTTCTTTTATAAGTTCTTCACAAGCTGCGATACCACCTTGTATCTGTAATATTTTACGTTCACAATTACCCATCACTTCTTTAGCTTCGTTATAGTTTTTTGCTATCTGTTGTAATTCTGATTGAAGAGCAGCGAGTTTTTGATTAGGATCTAACATCAAGTTATAGAGTGTAATACTAGTATTATACTAGTATTAAATAACTCTTTCAACCTCTTAAGAATAAACAGCTTTACCTTTAACGATAGCAGCATCTATAGCTGTAAAAGATTCTGAAGTCCAGATAGAAGTAGTTTCATCTAGCTTTTTATAAAGCTTGATAGTTTCAAGATGCTCTACATTTCTTTTCAT